CCTCCTGTAAGTGAGATGCCTCCACTAGCTGTTTCTACTTTTTTTACATTATTGTGATATAGCTCTACTGCTCCGTCAGTTATTCCTTTAAGTATATCCTCTCCACCTGTACTTTTTATATGAAAAGTGCTTGCTTTAGCAATTAAAGAACCTGTACCTGTATCTTCAAGAACAGAATTATTACCATCGTGATAAATTTCTAAATCTCCACCAGTTCCAAATTTAGCTTTTGCATTATCAGCAAACTCTAAAGCATTATCTGATCTGTCAAAAACAACATCCCTTCCAGCAGTAGCACCATCAAAAGTTACATCCTCTTGAAATATATTGAAGTAAAAGTATTAGCTGCTGACAATCCAGCATGACCCAAGTTTGTAGCAGATACATCACCTAGACTTACAAAGGCATTATTAGCAGAATTTCTTATTTTTAAGGTATTACCATCAATATGAGGAACATAGGCTGCAACACCGATTGTAGGATCGCCAGAACCTTGATTTAATGTACTTAAAGCTGCAATTATTTGATTTAATTTTGTACGAACTACAAGACCAGTACCATTATCAACGGTAAAACCTGATCCTCCTGTATTATCGACTCTTGACATTTAGAAAACAGTAATTTCTCTTATTGTATCTGAATTATCCACCTTTACCAAAACCTATTGCAGTAAAGTTAAAGTTTCTATCAACAGAACTTCCAGAACTATTTTTAAAATGTACTACGAAGCCGCTACCTGTGATGCTGGAAAGCTCAAAGAAATCACCAGAAGCCATATTAAAAGCAGTAATTCCTATCGCTGGTGGGTTTGAATTTGCCCCTAATAAAGCACTTGTGCCAGTAAAAAATGGACTGTCAAATGTTATCGCTTTCGCCCCAGCCCCAGATGCAATAGTGGTTGTACTTTGTTCTGTTCTTCTTTGAAATTCTGCAAAATATCCAAGCTGACTAACTCTTATATCTTGGTTTGTATCTTGTGTTGTTAATACACATTTAAACTTAAATGTTCTGCCTTTAAATGTACCATTAGCAAACTTTTGAAAACTAGAATAATTTGTACCATCTTGCGAACTTTGAACAAAAACTTCAGCATTAGTATCCACAGAGCCAGTTCCATCGAAGTCTTGTCTAGCATCTAAATCTGTTATTGAATCAAATAAATCTGCTGAATATATAGATGCAGTTTGTATAAGTTTTCTTAGATCAAGACTAAATACAGCACCTAGATCTAAAGCCTCATTAAATAAATATGTACCAGTTGTTGAAACTCCACCAATGTCATCAATAGAACTTTCTGAATCAATATCTGTACTACTGTCAAAGTTACCTGTTCCAGCTAAACTAATTGCACCAATCCCAGAGTCAAAGCCAACATTAGTTTTTGATCCTTGAAATGCTGGACTGTCTTGATCTTCTCTCCTTGACTGTATTAATAATTTAGGTTGTGCTTCTGGTAAATCTATAACAATAGAAGTTTCTCCTGTACTGAAGCGGTTTCCATCGTCTTGTGCCTTGAGAATATATTCACCTTCTAAAAGCGGTACAACTTTTTCTGTTGATGCTCCACTAAGGGCAAGAACAAGGTCTGTTGCATCTGAAAAATTAGCAGTTCCATCTGTTTTTGGAGAGTGGCGTATATGAATACGGCCACCTGCTCGAACGTCACTATCTGTAACAGCATCCCATCTTAGTCTGATTTCCTTATCTGAAATCGGTTCATAAGTAAGGCCAGTTATATTTGAAGGTGGTGCTGTTTTTCCAACAGCAGTAAATGTTAAAGTCGCTGGGTTTCGTGATGGTTCTCCTAAGCCATTGAAACTAAATAATCTAAATTCATATACTCCAGCTTCATTATTTACTATTTCTGCATAACTTGAAACTGTCTCTATCTTTGTAAAACTTCCGTTATTTACTCTGTAATGCAGTTCATATCTTGCCGCCCCTGTCTGTGTTTGCCAATCTAATAATATCTTTGATACAGCTTTATTATTTATTAAAACAATTTGTTCTGTTGCCTGTAATCCTTCTGGTGGATTTAAAACTTGAGTTAAGGCACTAATATTTCTTGTTGGCAATGCAGTCCCATCTTCTACAAAGGCATATTTACCTTCATTATGTTCTAAGGCTGTGATTGTAAAAGTTAAATCATCATTTTCACTTACAGAAACTACTTTCCATGTACTTGTTTCTAACGTTGAATTTTCTAATACATATGGTGCATTAACATTTGGTGTTGTAGAAAAAGCAGATGAAACAGTAATAGTTTTTCCACTTATACCGCTAATAGTTTTTGTTTCTAATGATCCATCTGGTAAAACTACAGATAAAGTTGGACTTAAAGTAAGGCTTGGAATATCTGTTGAATCTTCATCATCTAATACAACAACAGTTGTGCTAGTTACAGATGATAATAAACCACCTCTTCTAACTCCAGTTTTTAAACTGTCTGAAATTTCAATAATATCTCCACATCTGACCAAAACACCAGCGGCCGAAGTTGTGGTAAAAGAACAACTTTCTCCAGAATTTTGTTCATTAAATAAAAACCATCTTCCAAGTCTCGCAGCTTGACCTCTAGATGTGCAAGCAAATGCTTTAATAGTTTTAGTCCGTACACCATATTTAGTTTGTGTTGATGCGTCAGCTTCTACTGTTTCAATATCAAGTTCTTGAGTAGTCATGTCAAAATATTGAACATGAATTACTGTATGCCTTGTTTTTAAACTGGAACCATTGTAAACAAAACCACTTTCTGTAATAGATGAATTATTAAAAATATATTTTGTGGCCTGACCTTCAGCATCTTGCTTAATAGCTATAGTGCCAGCCGCATAAAAAGCTATAGCTCTCATAGCTCCACATAAGGCATTTATCACATTAAATGCTTCGTCTTGTTGTGTGATTGAAATATTTACAGAGAAACGTGGCTCTGTTGACCCTGTTCCAGAACCATCATCTACTAAACCTCCGCAATATTCACTAACAGTTTTAAAAGTAAATTTATCAAGAGAAGCTTCTGGAATATTGCACCCAAAGCGTTCAGATATTAAAAGATCGTAAAGTATCCACGATGGATCTGAACACCATTCTTTATTTGCCTTAAATGTTCCATCCCAAGTACCAGCATAAGTTAGATTTCCAAATGTAGTATTTACAGTCGCATTGCTTGGTATTTTCACCTTTATTCCTCTTATGCGATAGCGTCTATTTGGGATTCTTGGAAATTTCTCAGCACTAAAACGCAAACCGACATGAGCCGTATTTGGATAGGCATTTTGGGTCATAATTATGTTTGTTGCACTTGAAAACCTAAATGCGTTGACAAGTTTTGAATCTGTGCTGTCTGCTGTAACTCTTTCAACTCTTATCTGAACAGGAAAGCTTGTACCAGAATTTAAATTTATTAAATAGTCTCTGTTGTAAACATTTGTTGATCGTCCTTTAACGGTGTCATCAACTGCTGTTGTAGTTGTTCCATCATTTTCAATCGTTTTTATCCTTAACTGAACTTCTGTACCATCAACACCTCCTTGATCATTAAATTTTTGCATTGATGGAAATTGTATTGTTACTCTTACAGCGTTTATTGTTGACTGACTGACTGTATGTGTTACTGGATTTGTTGTTGTTACAACTGTTCCAATGCCAATTTCTGTTTCAATATTTTTAATTCCAGAAATAAAAGTTTGATTTGCTGTGCCTTCTCTAAACTCAAAACCAACATCTTTGAAATTAAAATCACTATCATTTGGCGCTGTAACACTTGCACCCGACTGCAAAATTGGTGTTTTATTTAGAAAAATATCTTTTTTAAAACTATTAATATATGCTGTTGAAGTTTTATCTGTGATGCCATTTTTTGATGCTGTTGCACTTCCTTCTATTTCTCCCTCAGAAAGTAGTTCAACTATTGTATTAAATTGTTTTGAAGATAAGGCTCCACTAGGCAAATCAGGGTTTGAAAATGTTGTACTCTGATCAAATTCTTTTATAGACATTAGTTTGCACCCTCCACTTGAACAGTATCAATTCCATTTGATACCACTATAGAACCAACCAAAATTTCGCCATATGCCACATTAACTGGAATACCAGCTTGGCTAATATTTGTCAGCCCTGTAAATGAATAATTAGATGATAAAGCTGCTGGATCTAAAGGGTCTTGTCTTGATTGTTGATTTTGTGGTTGTTCTTGCGGTGAAAGTAAATTATTAACTCCTTGTATTATTAGATTGGTAGCAACATAAGTAATTACATATTTAAGAATTACATTTCCAATATATTTTTTTGCAACATATTTAAGACCAATTCCAAGAAGAAGTCCAACAATATTACCATGAACAATCGGAATAATTTTTATATCTTGCTCAGTCTGCATATGAATTGAATCTTGTGTTATTTTTTTATCCCCAACTTGTACACAATACATTTGTTTTGACATCTTCTCCTCAAGACCCTTAAAGTTACAAAATAAAAAACTAAAAGCCTGATGAGGTGAATTTATATCAGCCATAAATTCAGATTGACCTGTATATTTTCTTAAAACACCGTAAATTTTTATTTTTTTAAGCATTATCTTTGGGTGTTATTACAATCATTTTATCTAAGTCTGGACAAACTAAATAAAAAGGTATTTGAATTGCATTACAACTCGATACATCGGGTTCTGAAAATTGCAATACGTTATTTGGATGAGAATGTACAATTCCTACTACTTCTCCTTTATCTTCTCCATCGGCATAGTCAAAAGGATTTATAACAAAAGTATTTGTTTCAAATTCATGAGCAACATTTTCACATCTAAAATATTCAAAACCTTTTTCTGTTTTTAAAAACAACCCACAGGATTCATTAGGTTGCTCTTTTTTAGCATGGGCTATAGCTTGTTTTTTACAGTATTCATTCATTAATTTACAAAAGTTCCTACACCTTCAAAATCTTTTCTTGTCACTTGTCTTGCTGGTATCCTTTTATTTTGCATATCAAGCCTGTTTACTAATTCAAACTGTACACTATCTCTACTTTCTTGTGTCTTTCTATCAATAAAATGAATTTCTTTTGGAAACTCATTTGAACTTGGTGTCCCAAATGGATTTGTACCACCACTAAAATTAGAAGCATCTAAGGCATCAGCAGTTAAAGTTCTTCGAGTAAGTTTTGCATCTAATAAGTCATTATGAGGGGTTACTAAATTAACTGAAGCAAGTAAATCTGTTACTCGAATTACCGAACCTAATCTTGTAATACCTCCCAAATTACTCATTATTAGTTGAGGTCTTGGGATTTGTCCTTTGCCAGTATATTCATAACCCTTTGCTTCAACTGGAAATCTTTCATAAGTATTTGATTGCCAAACAATATTGGCATAACTATCAATATTTGTTCCAGCATGGAATCTGTAAATTGTCGGAACATTAGATGGATTTCCTGTTGCATAATGCAAACCTTCGACAAGTTCCAGTTCGAAAAGTTCAATTATTGAGTTTGGATTTATTTTTTGTAATTCAGAATGTGGTATAGCCATCAGGGTTCAAAAACTTCTTTAAAACTTAAATTCATAGTCACTCTTGCATTTACAGGAATTGAACTTGATCTACGAGTGCAAATAAAATTCCTTGCAGAACTTTCTCCTCCTATTGTGTACTGAAAAGCATCCTGATCATCAAAACGTGCATTGAGAAAAGTATTTATTGTATCTGCATCTGACTGTGAAATATTAAATACTAAACTTACTTGATGGTATCTTTTGTTAGCTGCCAATCCTCTTACTAATCTTTGTTCATAACCATCACCAAGTTTTACAACAATATTATCTTGTTCAATGGTTTGGGTTTCTCCGTATGCTGGTTTTATTGATGGAAAAGTTGCCATTATGCTAATAGGCCTCCGTTACGTTTTTCCTTAACAAGTGTTTCTTGGACTACAAGAGCTATTGTTTGCCCAAGCTGTTGTGATGTTGCGTCATCACCTTCGACTGAACTACCAGAGGCATCTACTGACACATTAACAATATTAGTAATACTGTCACCTCCTCCAAGTTTATTATTAGGAATTATTGTACCAGCAGTTGAGGGAATAAATAATTCTGGCCCTTTTTCGCCAACAATAGAAGCTTTTCCTACTGGTGGCCTACCTCCGTCTGCAAATAGTCCTCCAAGAAATTTCCCAATAAAACCACCAATCCCACCTCCTTTTTTATTAATTCCACTAAATAAATCATCAATTGCTAAATCAATTAATTTGTCTTGTATTTTATTTAAAACAGCGTTCATTGCATCACCAAAAGATTTTGCTCCTTTAATCGCTTCTCTAAGTTCATCTTTAATATTTTGTTCTATTTCCTGACCAACAGCAGCAAATTTTTCTTTTAATTTTTCAGCTTCTTCTCCTTTCTTTTTAATTTTTTTAGCACCTTCATCAAGTTTTCTATTTTCTTCCTCTAGTTTTAGGATAATTTCAGCTAATTCTTCACCATATTTTTCAATAAGTTCTTGCCTTCTTAATTCAATATCAAATTGCTTTCTACCTTCTTCTGTAGCAATTTTTGATCTTTCAACACTTTCTTTTAATTTCTTATTTTTTTCTTCTAAAGCATTTTTTGCCTTTTCAAAATCTCTAAATAATTCAACACCTTGAACTATCACTAATTTATTTTTTAATTTTGTCAATTCATCATTAGCTTTTTTAAGATCAGCTTCTAAATGTTCAGCACCAGAAATAAGTTCAAAATCTTTTTGACCCTTAGTTATTTTTGCAATTTTAGCTTCTAAATCCTCAATCGTTTTTGTTGTTTTTTCGATTTCTTTTTGTATATCTTTTGAACTGCCCTCCTCTAATAATTTGTTAAATTCTTTTTGTTTATTTATTGCTTTGATAATTGCATTTGTAAGAAAAACAAAACCGCCAGCAATAGCTACTAAAGGTAAAGCGTTTAATGCAATTGTAAGTCCTCCTGATGCAATAGCTAAAG